GCTGAACATGTCAAGAAACAAGCGATCAAATATGCAGGAGTCATTGCTATATTGTGACCAGACTTAACCGTTTACAGTATTACATGTACAGAGATGGGCTATATGTTGGAAGAATGCAACGGAGAACCACGTTTTCCTCGTCGTTTTGCGGACTTCTTAGACAGAATACCCATTTCAAAGTAGTTTCATTTATTTATTTATGTTTTATGTTTTATGTTATATGTTATATGTACCAGTCCGTCATGACTATAAATCTGTCTGGAGGCGGTTACTGTGCCGTCGTCATTACCCAGTTGGGAAACCAAAACAGCGTGTGTTTCTGATTACAGATGTATAACTAGGGTTCAGGATTCCCCTAGCTGCAGACTGCTTTAGCACATTATGAATGACGCGAACATGCGAGTGATTATTTAGTCACAGTGGTTTATAGCCCCACACACCAAAATCTGAATAGGCAGGATCGATGATGCACGACCCTGACCTTTATAAACAAACAGCATTACTAACTCATTATATGAACCCCAAAGCGGCTCCCTTGGCGTAATCCAGGAGGAGGGAACTGCAAATCTCACATCTCAAATTACAAACTTTCAAGAACAAGATCCTGGGTGGACCTCCACCATTGGATCGGGTATGGATGCTACAATGAACTTAAGTAACACCAGTGACTCAGACCTAGGTAATTTCCTTTCTCGTCCAACGAGAATTGGAGAGTATCAATGGGCTGTCAATACACCCTTGTTTGAACAGTTTAACCCTTGGGAATTATTTCTCAACGATCCTAGGGTCGCGGAGAAAATTGCCAATTTCGAACTCTATAGGAGCAAGTTACATGTCAAAATGGTCATCTCAGGAACGGGATTCCACTATGGCAGAGCGCTTGTCTCTTATAACCCCTTGAGTGGGCTCGATCAAATCACTACCGAAAGAAATTTTCTCGATATTGACTTGATTGCTGCTTCTCAAAAACCGCATTTCTTCCTGAATCCCACCAATAACTCAGGAGGACAATTGGATTTACCCTTCTTTTGGTTTGGTAACTATATCTCACTAAGCGATACCGATCGCACAGCTCTAGGAGAAATGACCATCAAATCAATGGGTAACCTTCAGCACGCCAACGAAGGTAACGATCCAGTAACAGTTACGGTTTATGCTTGGGCCAGTGATGTGGTACTCACCATGCCAACTTCAATCACTACGCTTACAGCACAGAATTATTCCCCTCAGTCCGGAAATCTCAATTCCGGCGATGAGTATGGTAAGGGTATAATTTCTGCACCTGCCTCAGCAATTGCGCACGCTGCTGGCAAACTCAAAGATGTTCCTACAATCGGACCATATGCACGCGCAACGGAAATGGTAGCAAAAGGAGTTGGTGACCTAGCTACACATTGGGGATATTCACGTCCGCCTGTTATTACTGACATATTGTTACAGAAACCAACACCAACTGGTAACCTGTCCAATACTGATGCAGCAGATGCGGTCAACAAACTATCTTTGGATTCCAAACAGGAGCTTACTATTGATTCACGCACAGTAGGATTAGATGGAGAGGATCAGATGGATATCGCACGATTTATTCAACGCGAATCCTTCCTGACTCAATTCACTATGAATGCTAACCAAGCACCTGACACAATTTTATGGAATACCAGAGTTACCCCGAACCTGTACGGAGTCGAAGGGGATGAAATTCATCCAACCCCGATGGCAATGATGTCACAGGTTTTCCAAGAATGGCAAGGATCTATCAAATTTAGATTCCAAGTTGTAAAGTCAAATTTCCACAAAGGCAAATTGTTGATTAGATGGGACCCTCGTGCCCATTCGTCGACAGTTCAATACAATACCGTCTACAGTCGGGTTGTTGATTTAGCTGAATGTGATGACTTTGAAATTACTGTAGGCTGGGGACACGCTGATCCCTTTCTAGAGACAGGACTTATGACCACTACAGAGAATTTTGGAACTGATCGTTTACTTAACGATACAGGTATCAATTTCAATGGAGTATTAGAAGTTGACGTTGTTAACAGTCTTGTTTCACCATCTATCGATTCACCTATCCAGTTTAACGTCTTTGTTTCGGCATGTGACGATTTTAAATTTGGACAGGTTGTAGGAGAGAAGATGAAGCGATATGGCTTGTGGTCTACACCACCTGCTGCTTTCAGTCCACAATCTGGAGTAGTAGATGGTCCAGCCATTGCCGGAACCTCGGAAGGATCTACCGACGTTCCAACCAACCCTGATCCGATTGCTCCAATTGCACCAACAGGAGAAGTATCAGATCAGACCATGAATGTCTTTTTCGGAGAATCGCCCAAGTCCATTAGGGAGATTCTAAGGAGGTATATATTACATCGTGTCGATGTACGCCAAGCTTCGGATGCCAATAACATGAAGTATCTAAAGCTAAGAGACAAGGGATTAGGCCTTTGGCCAGGATGGGATCCCGCAGGAGTTGACGTTGAAAACGGAAACCCTTGCAACATTACAGTTCCCACTTTTGCCCAGTGGTTCGCACCATGCTATGCAGGATGGCGCGGGTCCACTAGAACGAAGTATATGTTTTCAGGGAACATTGATTCCAAACCAGTTGTGACACGAATAGGTTATAGCACACAAAATCGCATTACCGAGATTTTGTCGAATTTAAATACGGCAGACTCGGTCACCAAGCGATTAACCTATGCTGGATCCGCCTTAACTTCAGGTGGAGCAGCTA